TTCAAAAACAGGGTCTACAGGTACCTGTAGACCCTGTTTTTGAAAGTATTCCAGTGTTTTATCGCGATCTGTACCAAAAAACGTTTTTATGTATGTAGGTGCGTGATCAGGCTCCGGTTGTCCGCCATCATCAATTAACCAATATTCAAAGTGAGATTGTTGTTTGTCTATTAAAATACGCCATGTTTCTAATAAATCCCACTCTGTCATACTTTGATGTTCTGCTGTAGGGCCGTATCCAATTATACGTTCGTTTTTCATTAAGTTAAAATGAACAATGTTTGAATCGTTTCCATTTACATCAGAAATGTGCCTATATAAACCATGTAAGTCATCTCTAGCTACCCATCTAACAGGAATATGATGCGTGTATATATTATCACCATTGATGTTTAATGTTTCGCTGATTCCTAGCATTTGTTTTAAATATGAATGCTGTTGCGCATTAATTAATGTATTATGCGTTTTTTGATAATTGTAAGGAATTTCATTAGCAGAGATCAATCTTTCGCAAATAACATCGCCATCGGTAACATACCACAGATCCCCAGGTAAGAACCGATCTAAGTTAAGTTTAACTATTTGCTGTCTTAACCAACCATCCCATATATAAGGAAATTGAAATTCTGAAAACAAAATATATGTGGGATTTAATTCTGGAAAATTATTATCAATTGCTGTTTTTAAATCTTGTAGATAATTTGGCCAAGCATCCCATTGCGGTCCTAGATCGTCAACAAAAATATACCACGGAGGACGCCATTCTGTTATCTCTAAAAAGTTTTTAATAGTTCCTAGCGTAGATAAAAAATGTCCAGGATAATTAATTAATGCTATTGCGTCCATTTGTTTATTTAAGACAATAAAAAACGGGTCTAAAAAGACCCGTTGTGTTTTAGCGTATATCGCTTGGGTTTAGTTGCCCATTCCCGCTAATCGTTTAATATCCGCTAGTGCGGCATCAATTTGTGCGCTTAGTTCTGCGCCTTTATCGGCAATCTTATCGCCTAAGTTCTTTTCTTTAGGTTCTGCTGCGACAATTTCAACATCCATATCAGTTGGGATTCCGACTGGAACATCAGTGGTGCTAATTTCATCTGGTTCAATCATATTAACCGGATTTTCTGGTTTGTCTAATTGACTAGTAGCAGTAATACCATTGCCTAGTGCTACATCTAAGTCGTTTTCAAGTTCTGTTAAACTTTCATAAATTCCTTTGCCGTACACGTTTGTTCCTCCGGTAGTTTCGCCTTCGCCTTCTTTTGCCATCTTGGTAGCAGTTGCGTACATTACTTCTTCGCCACGCTTACCGTAACGCTTTTTGAAGTCTGCTTTTGATTTTTTCATGCCCTTAACATACTTTTCGCGTTTCTTTTCTTCGCCTTTTGTTAGTGAGCGTTCGTCGAGTTCTTTGTCGTCTTTCTTTTCAGCGTCTTTAGCAGCCTGCTTCATTGGCTCTTTTTTGTTACCATCTTTATCTAAATCTAGATAATCTGGCTTACCTGCTTCACTAACTTTGCTTTCACCCTTTAGCCCAAGATCCATTACGTCCATGCCCATCTTTCTAGTAGTTGGAACTTTGCTCTTGCTACCGTGCTTCGCTACGTATTGATCCCACGCTTCGTCACTACCTGGAGCAAATTCACGCTCCTGGTGTGCTAGTGCTGCGGTTTGATCCGAAGCAGGACTAGTGCCATACTTAGCACTTACACGATCTAGGTCATCGATATCCATTTGATCGCTCCAACCTTGTCCTACGTTAACAGAACCCTTAGAACCAGTCTTGTTTGATACATTTAATGGTGTTGCTTTAATAGAAGTAGCTAACCCAGCATTTTTTCTAAGACCAGCAAGTTCTTTTTCTGTTTCAGCACGGTTTCTTTCTAGGTCAGCAGTAGATCCTGCATCGCGTCCTAAGATACGAGCAATTTCCATATCTTTATAGAACTTGTCTTCTTTGTCTTGTGCTGCTTTTTTAATAGCATCTGCTTTTGCTCTTGCTTTTGCTAGTTTTTCTGGGGTGACGCCTTGATCTAATCCGTATTTTTTAAGCATCATTGATCTACGTAGATCGTTACCTGCCTTGTATGAACCACTAGTTAACCAGTTTTCAAGTTCATCCCATTCATTATCAGCATCCATATCGTACTTGGTCATGTTATCTCTGGCCCAGTAGTCTGGATCCATGTTTGGATCTCTCCAGTTTGATAAATTACCCGATGGACCTACTAAAACACCTCTAGGTCCTACACGCGAATACCCTGGTGGTAGTTGTTCGTCACCCGGTGCTTCTTCTAACTTTTCGTCTTTCATGCCTTCATGCCCTGGAACAATTTGAGCCGGATCTGTATTCTTACCTTGTCCTAGCTCGTCATCTTGCTGCCCAAAACTACCAGCGTTAGCTTCTTGTGTCTTCTTTGCTCCTGGCGCAATTGTTGGTTGTGGTTTAGTTGGCTTACGGTCAAACCCATAGTTAGGATCATCACGTGGATCATCGCGTTCTGGATCGTATGGTTCTGTGTCTGCAGGAGCAAACCAATCAACACCTTCTTTGCCTAGATCGCTAGCATCTAGCTCTCCTAAAATATCTTGTTTTAAGCTATTAGCACGTTCTTGCTCAGTAGTTTCAATAATACCCATTTTGCGTGCTTCATCATTTAAGCGATTAATACGATCCTGAATTAATTGCAGAGTTTCTTCATCTTGAAACTCTGGATTCATCATCATATCGTATAATGCTTTACTTTTTTCTAAGAAATCTTCTTTGTCTAATAACGGAGTATCGTGGAATCCTTCTTCTACTTGTTGCGACTCTGATTTTGTAAACGCATCAAAATTTTCGTAAACTTTTTCTTGTAGCCCAGCTAACCGACGATATGCGTTCATTTCTAACATCGAGTCGCGCTCTTGCTTACGTTGTTCTTTGCCGGTATCGATATCTAGCTGTTCATTAACATCTTTGTTTAATTCTTCTTCTTGGTATGCTTTTAATTCTTCCAATGAAGCAAAAGGACCAGCAACTACCTTACCATCAACTAAAGCGTAAAACCCGTCTGGGCCTTTAACAGCACTCAACCCATATTTGTTCATTCCACGTGCGTCAAAATCTTGAGCTTCTTCAAATTCTAATTCATCATTTCCACTAAGTATACGATCAGCTAGATCTTCTAATCCTGGATAAGAATTAGTATACATTTCAATCCAATGTTCAATAATTGGACGAGCATCTGCTTCAGGATCTTCATCTGCTAATTCTGCTAAACTATCAAACAATCCATCGTCACCAATAATATCATAAAGCACATTAGTAGCATTCATTGCATCAACTCCAACAGGCAGTGGCTCTGCTAAAATATTTTTTAATTGTTTAATTTTAGTTTCGTCATCTGGAATGGCCCAGGTGCCTTCGGTGATACTGTCTGCCCAATTGGCAAATTTGTCAAATTCTTTCATGGTCGATTCCTTAGATTCGGTTTCTTTAGTAGTGTGTGTTAGATATGGTAACGCTTCTTCAATTCGCGGATCAATAGTTTCACGTGTAAAAATACGATGTAAATCGTTGGTATCTGCAATACCTTCTTCAATTGTTGCTGGATTCCACGATTCTTTATAAGCGTGATATCCACGCTTACCTGCTAAACTTTTTAAACGATGACGTAGAGTTTTGTAGCGTTCGCGACCAGCTTCAACTACATCAAACTGCTCACCGTCTTCTTCTGTAATGGTGCGAGTCGCTTGCGTAAACTTAGCTAGTACGTTTGCTTCGCGAACAATGTCAATAATATGTTGACCAAATACGTCATATGGTGTGCCACCTTCAGCTACGTGACGTGCCATGGCACGTCCAGCAACCAATGATGTAAATGGTAACTTAAAGCGTTCACCGTCGGCGTTTTCGACATACAGTTTGTCAATTGCTCTCCAGCGTTGCTCACCTTCTTCAATTGCTTTACTGTGTACAATCTTTAGTCGTGTTGTACCTGGTTTATTATTATAGCTGGTGTGTTTAGTGCCGTTCCAGCCTTCAAACAAACCTTCATTGATAGCAGCCATGCCTTGCATAGAATATTTTAATTTATTTAGATTCTTTAGATTAAAGTTTAACAAGTTACGAGTAGCAAAACGTTTTAGCTGATTTAAGAAATCATACCAAACATCTTTATCGTTGCCTTCCATGTTCTTGCCAATATTATCGCCATAATAAACTTCAAAGTTACTTTCGTCATCTAGAAGAATTACTACCGTGCCATAATTACTGTTTGAAGTTTCAAAGTCAAACGAAAACATTTCGGCTTCACTTGGATTAACCACAGGTTTTCCTTGGTTACTAAGTGTTTTAACTGTGTAATCTCTGCCAACTAATAAATTAAAAAGATCATTTGCTGTGCTATTCATTATATTTCTTCATTAATATGTTGTATTTATGTTAGAACATTATAAACGGCATTGGCTCAATAACCTCATCTCCAAAATCAGCAATTTGTGTGTTAAGTTCAGCGTGGTAGTTTTGTAGTACTTGCATCATACGTACAGCAAGAACAGTTGCCATTACTAAGTCGTCTGTTTCGCCAATCTTAGCAGCATAACTTGTGCCGTGTGCTACAAATGTTTTGAATTCAGAAATTAAACTTTTACTATTAACAGTCATCTTCTTAGTTTCTACTAAATTTTTAAGTTTAGCACAAGCAGAAATCTTAGACTTGTTAGTAGTATTAAATCCTTTGCGGAAACGTCTTCCTGATCCTGCTGATTTAGGTTCAGATAGCATCATACCAGGAAAATTGTCTTCACCAAATTCTGCTAAACTAATAAGTGCTGCTTCGCCAATTGTATTGTTTTCAATCGAATAATATATGGAAGTGCCATCTTGTGTTTTATCGTAAATTGTTTTTACAATATCATTTAAAATACGAATTTGTGTGGGAATAGGTGTTTTGTTATGTTTCCACTCAGCAATTTGTGTTGTAGTATTTGCTTCAAACACTTGTATAGCAGCAGGGTCGCCGCCTGTTCCTAACGATGGATCAAGTGCTACTACATAAACACGACCTGGTTGTGGCTCTTTATACCAACGTACTTGTCCTGTTTTGTATGTTGGTTCGATGCCTTCCAGATCTACAAGGGTAGTTGCATTAATAAGAGTCTCGTCGTTGATGATGAATTCGCAATCCATTTCACGACGGAAACGTTCTTCGCCAATGCGACCACGTTCTTCTTCAGCCCACTTGTCATCTCTGTCTGGGTGGTCTCTCCAATAAGATCTATAGGCACGGAATCCGTTAATACCTAATTCTGTTTCGTTACCAAACTCATCTTCAGTTTTATTAGCCTGTTTCCAAATTAACGCAAACTGGTCTTCGTCTGAGTTTGGTGTGGAGGTAATAATTGCCTTACCACCTGTTGATAGTGTAGGTGAAATTGAAGTCCAGAATTCTTTCGCAATCGTAGGTCGCACAAAAGCGAACTCGTCGCAATACAGGAGTGTAATGGACATACCACGTCCAGTGTTTTCAGTGGTCGCTTGGGCTACAATACGTGATCCATTGTCAAACTCTATAGAACCTTTGTTATATGATGTAACCCCGGCTCGTATGTGATCCGGGCATAACTCATACGCATAACGAATACGCTGCATAATTTCTTGTGCGCCGGAGTATTTGTGCGCAGCAATAAGGATGGTCGAATCTGGTTTAAACATTCCATACCATAACAAATAACCAGCAGCACTAGTGGACTTACCAGATTGTCTAGGCATTAAGCTAATACTAAAACGATAGTTATGGTACGTGTTAATTAATTCTTTTTGATATTCAAACGGATGATAAATCATCTTACCTTTGGTCGGGTGTTGAATATTAAAGAAGTTGTCCATAAAATATATGGCGCCGGTTGTAGGATCAGCACATTTTACAAACTCCTGAATTTGCTCAGGAGTGTAATTCATTTTGCTATGTGCTTTTTTAACTAAAACGCCTTCTAAAGATTTAGACATAATTGTATTTACGTAAATACAACAATGGCTCACACATTAGTTCTAGGTCCAGATTACCAACCACTAAGTTACATTCCGCTTAGTGCTGTACATTGGCAACAAGCAATTAAACTATTATTTCTTGACAAGGTACATGTACTAGAATGGTACGATGATTGGAACGTTCACAGTCAAAAGACTATTATGCGTGTTCCTAGTGTGATTGCATTAAAGTCTGGATATACTAAACGCAAAACAAAAACGTTTAGTAGAGCAAACCTATATATTCGAGACATGTTTCAATGTCAATATTGCGGAGATACTTTTACACCTACACAATTAACTATAGATCATGTTGTCCCAAAAAGTCACGGTGGCAAAACAGAATGGGATAATTGTGTCACTGCTTGTAAGCCTTGTAACTGGGATAAGAGTGATCGTTTAATTAAACCTAAACGTGCTCCGTTTACACCAGATTATTATCAATTAGCAAATTCAATACGCAAGACTCAGATACGCATCAATCACCCTTCGTGGGCACAGTACTTAAACTTAGAACAAGAACCTATTGTAATTAATCAGCGTTAATTTTTGCTGTAGGGAACCGTGTTGCGCTACGGCGCTCTGGATTGTATTCTTTATTACACGCAGGGTTAATAATACCAACAATACGTGTTTCAATATCAGACAAATACTTTTTAAACTCTTCTTCCTCGCCCGGAAACTCTGTGCGGCTGGCTATAGGAAAGAAACGTAATGTAATGTCTTTTAAATCATCAATTCCATACCCTGCTGCTTTAAATTTATCAGCAAACGCTTTCCAATTTTTCATTTGTTTTGCACTAGAACAATTATCTAATAGTTTTTGAATATGCTTATTCCAACGCTCTGTGAAGTTGTCTGCTGCGGCAATACCTACATAGAAGTATCCCCAGTCTGGATGATACCACACGTAGATGCCTGAGCGTTTTGTTTCAGCAGGGCGGCTGCGGTTCAGTGAAATTTTTAATTTTCCGTTTTCCTTAACACGCACAAAGCTAAAGATATCAAAAAAATTATATCTTACAGACTTGCCTAGTGGCGGAAATACTTCATTAATTTTCATAATACTATTTACATAAAAAAGCCCGCTTACACGGGCTTCTCACTTTAAAAGCAATGGTAGCGAGATTTGCTTCTGGGTAGCTAGCACCAGACGCCTACGGATTTTGCCGTAAGCCGTGCCTATAATGGTCCTAAGGCACAAGCCAGTTCAGGCCATAATTTGAGAAAATAGCCTGCTTTATCGGAATGATATAGTGTCTCTATATCATTTATGTGCTGTGCGAGCTTTGTTAACTCGTCTTGTTCTTCAGCACCGTTAAAATTATTTAGTGCTGTTTCAAAGAAATTGCGCTCGCTATCGGTTAAATCAGTTCTTTTGAGTAATGTTTCTATTTCTGTTCGTGCTATTCTTTTAACTTCGCTGTTATGTTTCAACGGATCTAAACAATCTGGCTGATATAAACTTTGCCATTGTATTGCTAAGTTATTTTTTCTTGCCCAGACCGTGAATTCATTTAAACGTGTAGCATTGTATAAATTGTATACTGCGTGTATTCCGCCCCAATGTCCTTTTTCAAATAAAGGTTTGAGTAATTCTATATTGCGTTCAAGTTGTTCCCATTTTCCTCCGTATCGCACATATTCATACCGCTCACTGATGTTATCAAAACTTAAACTCCATCCAACTTTATTTCTCTGCGATAATTTTTCAAATATTTTGTTACTAGCTAGGTCCATACTAAAATTAGTGATAACTGTAACCGTAACTCCTTCAGGAATAATATCTAATAAGCGTTCGTTTTCCGGAAGCAATAATGGCTCGCCGCCGACTAATGCTACTTCTCTCACCCAGCCTTGATACTGTTCTAAATAGTCGTGAACTTGTTGGTAATAAGGCCGGACCTGAGACTTATGGGGGATACCTTGTAATGCTGCCCATTTACTACTACATTTATCGCCACAATAATTACATGATTGATTACAAGTAATGTTCCAACGTACATCAACTAGTACAGGTCTATGATAATCTAACTCTGCGGTTGTTGAGTCAAAATCTTCGCTAACAGAATTATGCCAATCTCTTTCGCTACGACCATATCTCTCTGCTTGTATACAATTATAACAATATTGTTCATGCATACGACCTTCGCGTAACGTAGCACGTATTTCTTTTAACTTATCGCCAAACAATATATCACTAATATTAGACGTGTTTAAATCGCCTAGAATATTAGGATCGCCAGCACAGCAGGTTTTTACGTTTCCAAAAGGATTAATATGGAGGCCATGCCACGGAGCGGCACAGTAAGTTTTATTCATATAATTACTTATTAGGAGCGGCGTTGAGCGCCTTTATAACCTTTAAATGGTTTAAAAGGTGATACTTTGTTTACAGCAGCTGGTTCGTCACTTCCTAGTGGAACGTGTGCTTTCATGGGAACGCCCATAAACGCAAATGCTCGCTTAGCCATTTCATATTCTTCAGGAGTATATGTAACTAACATAGGGGCGTTATTAATCCAACTATACGCATCAATGTCCCCAAAGTCTTCGTCAGAATGTTTGTTAGATAAACGACCCATCAACATAGAAGCACGATACATGTCGTAGTATTTGTCTGCTGTATATACTGATCCAGGATTAGCTTCCCAATAGTTTAAAGGCATTTTTCCAACCTTTGCTTCAGCAATAATTTCTTTAGCTTGTTGTTTTACCTCAGAGATAATAACAGCAACAGGTTTACTAGAATTAAACTCTAACTTCCAAATGTTATTTTCAAATGTTAGCTGACTTTCATCAACATCTTTAACCCCTGGAAACGATGCTAATTTTAAATCACGTGGCATTGTAATTATATGTTGCTTACTTTTAGAAGCCCATTGATAATCAAGCTCAGGAATCGCTTTGGCATACAGGGCAATTTGGTTTGAACTAACGCCCGGCGCTTCTTTTTCTAAGATTTGATTTAGTACATTGTCGCGAATAATAATTACAACATCATTATCTGTTGTGTGCTTATCCATCACGTTAGGATTACTAGACCATTTTAATACTTGTAATAACGCTTTGCCCCATTTGCTGTAACGCCCAATGCGATCAAAATCTACTACGCTTGTGCCTTTTGCTTCGTTAGCAATAGCGTGTTTTAACACTTCGTTTGTAGCAGCATCCATTACAATTGAAATACGATCTGCTACCCTTGTAATTTTACTTTCAATTACATATTCGTTGTTAACACTAATAACCACAGTATCGCCTACATGCGGCTTTTGTACGTCAAACATATAATCTGAAAGTTTTTTCATTAGTCTAATTTATCTATTACTTTGCGATCGGTTAGTGACCCAAATGGGTTTTCATATACACTTAATACATTAGCACGGTTATCATGTTTGGCCCTTAATTGGCTAGCAAACGCTTCGGCTTTTTTAACGACTGCTTCGTCACTATCAGCATACATCATCATCCCAACCGTCACATAATAACGTTTTTCTTCTTCTTCTGCTTCTTGAAGTGTGTCAATTGCTTTAACTGCTCTGGTTATAGCCGGAGAATAACCACCATTACGAATATCATCTAGCCAATCTTCGTATGACATATCATAATCGTTTTCTTTATACACACTCACAAGATATGCTTGTGCTTCTCGTTTATTTCTAAAACCTTCAACTACATTCAACGATTCTAAAATTGTATAAATTGATTCCATTGTTATACCTTTTTATATAAGTCCCAAAGACCACGCATTAAGTTTTCTTCATTAACTGCCATTGGATTATCGCCAGGATATTCTTTTCTGTATTGAGATTTAGCACGATTTAATCCGCCGGCTAATTGGTTAACCATTGTATCAACACTACCTGCTAATGAGTTAGCATCATTTGGTGTATATGCTAAATTGTCGTCAGCTTCGCCCATTGCACAAGGAGTTGCTGCTACTAATTTAGCTTCTTGTTCTTTGTATGGCAAACCTGCTGCTTTAAGAATAGCAATAAGTGTATGTGCATCTTCATCTGTTGCTGTAACATTAACCGAATCTGGCTGATCTGTACCAGCAGTTGTGTTAATGGTTAAGGACTCGTTAAGAGCTTTTTCAAATTTATTTTTAAATTCATTCATGGCACTTTCCTTGGGTTTTTCCATGCTTAATACATTGTAATTTGCGTATAGAGCATTGCGAGCTTGTCGCAAGCCTTCTGGTGTTCCTTCAAAACTTTGTACGACTTCACCGCCGGCATTTTTTAAATGATGCCCTTTAGCATCACTGAATACTGTTGCGGCACCTTCATTGAGATCTTCATCATCTTCTAATTTCTCAGTTAACGCATATAACATCTCATCGATACTAGCATCTTTACCGGCATATTTGTTAGCAACATCATCAATAATTGACATTATATAGTCGTCGCCATGTTCGTTAAATACTTGAGGCATTCTAATATATGCTTCGCTAGCAATTAATTCAATCAATTCATTTACATCTGTGGATTCTGAAATTTCTTTACTTTCGCTAACATCCATTTCATCTTTTCCCCATACAACACGTGGTGATGGGTAAATGTATACTAATCCCTTAAACATATCAACTACTTCGTCATCGCTGGCTAACCAATATGTTACGCCTCCAGGTCCAGGATGTTGTTCCGCTCCTTTTTTCTGTCCTTTATCATACATGTCGCCATAGAGTTCAGCTACCTCGTTGATTAGTCTAACTAACATTTCCCAGGAATGGTCTGGGTATTGCGCCCACCATTTTTGTCCAGGGGTGCTATTAAAAACATACAACTGTAATTGTCTAGCAAGAGCACCCCATGATTCTTCTTTAGTTGGACTTAATAGAGGATCCTTTCCTTCAACATCATGATAATCAGAAAGTTCTTCTAATGCTTCTTGCCACCAGACTAATGCCTTTCTATTTGCTGGGACCCAGGCTAAATTTTTACAGTCTGGAACCCAGTCATTTTCATCTGGTACCGGCGATTTTAATTGTTTTTTAATTGGGTCAAATTTCGGATCATCGATTGGACGAGGAATATCTTTCATTTTTAATCTACATTCCTCATCTGCTGGTTTAAGGTGTGACCATAATGATACAGACGACCTCTCAGGCGGTGGTGCTTCATTAACTACACGCGACACTTGATTAAAATTTTCTAAAATTTTATATAAATCCATTTTTAATTAGCTTCCTAACGGACTTTTTGTACCTTGCGGTAAATCATTTGTTGTTGATGCTACAGAGGTTTCGCCGCCGGCAATTTCATACTTGCGAGTCTCCATGTTTTTAACTACATCTTGAAAACTATTACCGTACGCTTCTGCCGCTTCTTTTTGTTCTTTATTTTGAGCAGGAAGTTCGGCATTATCTAATATTGTACCTTCTTCTTTGTTATCATGCTCAGTATTAATTGAATCCGAAAACCGTTTATCTAAAATCTTCAAACGATTAACATCACACCCTCTAGTTGATGCTAATTCCATAATTTGTGAGATTGACGCAGGATATTCTAATGTAACATCCATTGAACTTACAGATTCATTTTCAAAACTTGGAAAATCATATGGACATTTCATAACAGGACTAGTTTTAATAGCACCGTATGATTGCGGATTAAATTTAGCAAGGATGTTCTTTAAGATATCTTGCTTTTCTTTTGTAAAGTCACCAACATACTTGATGCGGTATTCATATGATTTTTTAGATTCTGTTAAAAATTCGTGTAGCGAGCGCATTTACTTAACTCCTGAGTTAAGTATATTTATGCGTCATTGTTCGTATTTGGGTTCAATAGCTTTTCAAGAAGTTCATTGCGATCTAAAATATGTCCGGTGCTAGTGGTAGCATCTTCGTCGCCACGATCTTGATCTAATTTTTGTTTCTTTAATTGTAGATCAATCATTTTAAGTTTCTTGTTCATTTTAGCTGTCTTTGCTGTAATAGCATGTCCTAACATCGTTGCCGCTACACTAAAAATCTCAGATGAAAACCGTGCTTCTACGTTCATGCCCAAATCAACTAAATCCTGGTATGTTTTAGTAGCCATCTCGGCAAGACTATCCATTTCCTTATCGCTTGCTTCTAACCCTTTAACAGCAGGTAACGCAGCATCAATTTTTTCTAAGTTACTATATCCTTCATAAGTTTGCGGAATGCTAAATGATTCTTCTGATTCAGATACAAGTGGTTCGTGATCAGAACCTGATTCTGGGAGATCAAAAAGTTCTTCAAGTTTCTTCATAGTCGTATTTATTGACTATTTTTAATAGTAAGAGTTATTGCGTGAGATTGCTAAGAAGGGAGGTTAAGATTGCGGTATTAACTGCCACCCACGACTTCCCAACGAAATCATAATAGCAACACTAGTTGGACCATCGCCAACTTGAACAGAGGCTTGTGTGCCACCAGCATCTAATCTTGTGTAATCAACTAAAGTGCTATCGTCGCCGTCGGTAGCAATCATAATAAGCATTTTGCCAGCAGTGGTTATAATCGGCAACGAGGCGCGACCGAGTGCGCCAAGGCTATTTGATATGGTTAGAAATTCTGTTTGTGAATTGTCTGATACACTAATATCGCTGCCGTCGCCCCAGTTTGTTCCTGACGCTAATGTATTGGCGGTGTGCGTGATTGTGTTTACACTATTTGCTGCGTTAACAGGATTACCGCCAACGGTAGAACCGTCGCCAATGTATAATGAGTTATCGTTTTCGTCAACAGCAATAACACCGTGCCCTAGTGTTTCTGTACTACGTGAGCCTTGAACATTTGAATATTGTAGTTTGCGGTATCCCATAATGTATATTTATAGATTACTTGTGAAAAATTTGATCTTCGGTAATTACACGAAAGATTAGTCCTTGACGTTTACACCAATGCTGGGCTGCTTCCCATTTGGCATAGTTGACTGCTACCGTAGCACGTTGTTGTGGGTTTTGTTTTTCAGTTAGCATTGACTGACCTTTGGGTTTAATCTCTACAACTTCTGCTACTTGTTTGTTGTTTTTAGTTCGATAAACAACAAAAAAATCAGGAACATATATAGTTTGTTTACCTGTTAGTGGATGTCTATATGGAATGGAAATGCTTTCACTTGCCCATTGTAGGATATGTTCGTTATTATCACAAAAGTTCATAAACGCAAGTTCCCACGAGCTGCGATAGCGTGGTTTGCCTTTGCCTACATATTTGTTAGCATTGCGAACTTCGTAAACTCCTTGTGAGAATTTAGGTTTAGCCATTGTGTTAGATTACCACGTTTCTCGCAGCGTAGTAGTTTGGTGTAATAACTTGTCCTACACCTAATAATGTTGAGTTCGATCGAGTACTATTCAGGTAATATGACATTGTCATTGACAATTGCAATTCGTCTTGATCTTTGATATTTTCTAAATAAGTTAACGCAGAAATTCCTGTATCACCAGCTATTTGAAATAAATTTGCAGTGAAACTTACAGCAGCTTCGTTATCCTCTAGTACCTTAGTAAAAAAAGAAAGTACAATGTCGTATTCATTTGTAGGAATAGAAAATTCTGTATTATAAAATTGATCTAAGATTTTTGTTGTTGTTGACGAACGTTGAACATTAATGCTTGCCATAATAATTTTATCTCTATGAAGTTGTTGGAGGAAGCCGGTTGGTGCTAATTCCGTTACTTTGAACATCGTTGGCTGCGGTGTTATACGCAGATCCAGACGAAGGAGTTAAATTTGGATTTTGCCAATTTGTTGCGCTTGATAATTTATTATTACTCTGTACTGTAGCAGAACCTGGCGGAAAGTTCTGTATTCCTTCGTCTGGCTTAGTAAATAAAAAATTATTTAGTGAGTTCTGTACCGATCTTGATGTTAAAGCTGTTGTAGCTAGTGCTGTTCCTTGTTGTAGTATCTCAGATGCTGCTATATCACCAACATCAGCATCTTTAAAAGTAGTATATGATCTTCCAGCTGTTACAATCGCACCAAGAATATTACCATTCTGAAGATCATTTAAAATGCTTGTTCCGGCGTCTAATAGACCTCCTTGCCCTAATACACTCTGTGTTCCGCCACCCTGGCTAAGTTTACTAGGTGAGCTGTCATAACTTTCATTCTGCCCCCAACCTCTAACTTCGCTACTACCCGGTGTTCCAATACGCCCTCTAGAGAACTTGACAGTTTCATATTGTAGTGTCATGGTATTTGTCATTGTACCACTATCCTGACTATAATCAAACGTATCGCTTCTCCAGTCTACAATAACCGGGTTGATTAAAGTATATTGTACAAAGTTACCGCGATTAAGACCGTATATTTTAATATCTCTAAAAAAGTTTGGTTTATAACCGCCGCTTGGACTTTCGCCATTATATCCCCAGTCGTGTACACTTCTTAGATCATCGTAAACATCTCGACGATTAAAATCAAAAGGACCATTACCTGCTTGCCCTGTTGATACTCCGTCGTATCCATGTCTAGCATCAGAAAAATAATACACGTAATAATTATACCACATGCTACGCACAAGGTCACTTCCATCATCATGGAATGTAATGTTTACTGGTTGATAATTTATTTTTTTCTGGATATATCTTTTACGGTTATATTGATTTAACTCGTCGACATCAATTCGGTATGACGGGACATCGGCGGTTCTAACCATCATGCCAAGTTGACTTAGATCTTGTGCAGACCCTAACGATTCTGATAACCCTGGAATCGACGTGTTTAAATTAAAATAAACATGAAATAAAAACTTCTGTTGTGGCGCAAGGGCAAGACCATCAGAAACAAAAGTTTTTGAAGCATGTTTATAATCTTTAACCGTGTCTGTACCAAACAGACCCTGGGTAAACCCACTGCTAAACCCGTTTAACGCATTACTAAGGCGACTGCCAAACCCCATAATCTATTAGCCAGTAACTACTGTACCTAATGTGCGTCCAACTTGTGCTCCAACACCTGTATCAAGCGGAGTTTGTAAGGCATTATCATAACGAATAGTTAGATCAATGCTAACAGGATCACTCGAACCGTAATCTAATGTTTGATAATTAGTTTGTTGTAGGTAACAACCGTATAGTTCCCAAGTTTCTAGCACAGTTGGTTCGTTCGCACCGTTGCCACCATCTAGGATTTCGCAACGTGTAATGAACTTATAATCAATACCAGAACTTGCTGAACTCATTTCCATAAAGTCAAATTGTTTCTGTAATTGTTCGCCGACTAATTTACTAACGTTGCCAGACGCATCATCACGTAGACTTACAGTAACATCATTCCATGTATGCTTACCTGCTAATTTAACAGTTGAGTTATAAATTGGGATGTTTACTTCAGCAAACGAAACTTGCGGACGAGCAAATGTCATTACTTGTTTTGTTAATTCTGTGCGTGGTGTTGATACACCAAAGTTTTCAAAAATAATGCGGAAGCGATATTTTAGCTTAGGCATTAATAGACCTTGTGTTGAGCTTGATTGATCGCTCGATAAAGGTACTGTCATTCTAGTTAATGATGAAACCGCCATTTTATGTTTCTCCTAATTAAAGTATATGCTATTATTTATCCAGAACCAGAAGGCAAAAAAAGGGGGTCAATTAAGACCCCCTTAAAGTTAGTAGAAAGAATGATCTACTTTTTATAAGCCTGCTGCGATTGCGCCAGTATTCTTAATACGTACTGGAATGTAAACGTATTCTACTGCCTTAACTGGTTCAATGGCAATATCAACATATAGTTCGTTACGATCAATACGTGCTGCTGTGTTATTTGTTTCATCACATACAACTAGATAATCGTAAATACCACGTTTCGCAACCAAATCATTCATTAATCCTTCAATTTGGTTCTTAAGTTCATCGCGTGTTAGTTTGTCGTTTGGTTCAAACACAAACCCTTTAGCAATTGACTCGACTTGTGTACGAACATAAGCAACTAAACGTGCTACGTTAATACGATCTAATGATGTACCACTTTGTGTAGTTTTATTACCATAGTTAACCAGACCTGTACCTGGAATAAAGGTTAGTGGGTTAACATTATTTTCATATAATGTATCGCGTACCGATAGGCGATTTGCAACTTGTACAAACGTGCCTGTTTGTGCGTTAACGTAGCCTAATGCGCTAACATTATCGATTGTGCCACGACGTGTGCCTGCTGGCGCTAGCCATGGATAACCAATTTCATCATTGCGGATTAATGTACGTAACATCATATGACTTGCTGGAACAACTACTGTATTACCGCTTAGATCGTTTGTCTGTCCTGATGGATAGAAAACTCCTAAATAGCTATCGTTAGTTGCTAACCCATCTGCTGTGCTTAATCCTGAACCACTATTATTAGTTGCCCAATTAATTAAACTTGCGCCTGAATCATTTAGACGCAATGGAGTATCGCCAACTACAAATCCAGTATTGTTACGATCATTGTTTAACGCTACCAGGTTTGGAATTAATTCTGGGTATCCCGGAGCAGCAATCAAGTTAAACACACGTTGTTCTTCGCGAACCTCTGTATTAGCATCAATACCACTTGCTAATGCCTGTGTTACGATGCGGCGTTGTGCTTGACGACCCATATACGGGCTACCATCATTTTTGTTACCTGATGCTGTTACCCATGCGTTCTTTTCTGTTGGTAATGTTTCGCCTGGATAATCAGTAGAATTAAAGTAATTTAATACAAACTGCTTAACATTGTAACCTGAACGACGTGTATTGAACAGTAAGGTACCTGATGGATATAAACTTGCGCTTGGAGCATCAAGATCTACATAGTTACTTGATAACAAACTTACAATAGTAGGAATACTATCAGTAACTGGATCTACAGTACCTGCTGTTCCCCAACGGGCATCAGCAAAAACTACGCCATTGCTAGTAGTTTGATCTGTATTATCAATGGTTACCCATTGATCGACACCGTCAACAGCTTCCCAACGTTTGATTATTGGGTAGTTTTCTAAATCTGACGTATCAATCCACAAGTCGCCATATTCAAGTGCGGCGCCACCGCTTGCTGTACTTTGTGTTGTAGGAGCCGTAGCACTTACCTGAGGACCGTAGCTATCGGTTGATGTTAAGTCAAACCCACGAACATCATTGGATACGTTTGTGTAACCTTTCCATGTACCATCATCGTTGATCATAATATCAACTTCATTGATAGTACTATAATACCAGTAAGTACCATCTGACGGATCTTGCCCTGGAGCGGTGCTATTAGCTGAATAAGCAGTTCCGTCTGGATTTTCTAACGGCATCCATCCACTAATAATTAATCCATCATTTACCCCGTCAACAACATTATTACGTACACCGTCTAAGCTAGTAGTAATACCAGCATCTGCTACAGGAGTGCCGCTAATATCACGTAGATGGATTACTCCACCTTGTGTATGACTAATACGTACTGCTCCAGTCGACAACACTTCAGCACTAACATTAGCAACATTCGCTGCTAAAAACGCTGCTACAAAGTCTGCAGCACCGGTACCGGCTAGTGTAGCAACTACCGGAGTTGACATAGACGCACTTCCTTTAACACTTGCGCTAATACTAAATGTTTCACCAGATGTAAAACTTGGGCTAGTATCCGCACTAGTAACTACCGTATTTCCACTAGCAATACGCTGGAAGATTTTTAATGTAGAAGTATTATTTTCGTTAACATCATATTGCGCATATGTACTATTCTGCGCAATGTTAGAGCCGCCTCCGGTAATATCTAGATTGTAATTCGCTGTTTCGTCATTAATATATAATGGACAATTCTGAGATACAAAACTTCCGGTTGTTGTGCTATATTTTTTAACAGAGAGATTAGCACCGCTATTAACATTGCTAGTTTTAATCCATACTGATCCATATGGACGTGGGTATGTATCTGTGCTTCTCCAACGTGGCACATTTGCGTGTGTTCCGTGGTATAGAATTGGAGCGTAATAAGTTCCAACAGTAATACCACAATCTGCAAATGGCGTTCCAGACGCATCAGTAAGTGTTACACTATGATCTTCAGAACTATCTGCTTCGCTTCCTGATGCTAAAGATTCAACACGGATTTGTAATCTGTTATTTGTTGCTGTAGCAGTTACCCCTGGAACTGCTGCTGAATTAATATCAGCAGCAAAACTAGCAACTGTTGTGCCACTTAGTGAAATAGTAGTTCCGTTAACGGTAACACTTTCGCCGGCAACAAGTGTTGGGCTTGTTTCTGTTCCAGAAACTGCTGGCCAGCTCTTTTTCCAATCATCTGACCCGACTAAATTCCATTCGTTGCTCCAATTTTTATGATAAATTGGGTTATTGGCGTTTGTAGCAACTACTGCGTAAGATCCAATTGTTCCTATACTATCCTTAGGAATGCCCGAATCCAAATCACTAGTACTGGTAATTACTAAAGGTACCTTATTAGTGAATGCGTTCGTTGATGAATTCCATTCAAAAATACCCCAGGTTGTTTCAACTGTATCTAACCACCAGGTATTGTTAGTTGGAGCACCAGTTGGGCGTGTTAAACTAGCGGCTAATTCAGCTAGGTCAACATCAACACGCTGAACATAAGCGCGGTTGCTAACACCTAATACTGAGTAAGCAGCTAGTAGGCCATATTCATTTAATTCATAACCGTTAATTGGAGTACCAGCGGTTGTGTTATAGAAGAATGGATTACCAAATGTGTTCACAAGTTCACGTTGACTTGTGATTAAATAAGTAGCGTTAGCGTTTGAAGCAAGTGTACCAGCAGCAACACCTGTACCTGCTGCGTTAACTTTATTCTGTGCCGTAGCAATTAGAATAAAAGGAACGCTGTTTGTAGCAGCTGAACGGTATGCGCTTTCATCGACAATCGAAACTTCAACGCCTGGTGAAACTAATGCCATATTGATTTCCTCGTTAATATGTTGTTATATCTATTTATTAGTTTCACCATAAATCAGCGGTTTATAAATCACCTTTAAAGGTGGCCGATAAATAAGATTAGTATGAATAAGACGCATTACACCTATTTACTAACAAACTTATCTCCAAAATCCAAAAAAAAGTATTATATAGGATTTAGATCATGTTACGGCAACCCCGAAAACGATCCATATTATGGATCGTCATCAGATAAGCAATTTTTAGAAGAAATTATTTCTAATACTAACAATGTTGAAAAGATTATTATTGCTGTCTGGCCTACAAGAAAAGAAGCACACGCACACGAAACACAGTTAATAAGAGAACACAGAGCAGATATTAGCGAGTTATTCTATAATAATCCATATACTAGAGAAAATAAAATCCCAACTAAAGATCGCCCACTTTGTTCTGTTTGTAGAGTTAAACCTGCGGCAATTAACTATGTAAAGAACGATATTGTTTATTACCGATCAAAATGCAACGAATGCAACGGGATTAAAAAAAGGCACAAACCGTTTGTTCCTCGATGGAAACAGAAGGGTTATAAGCAAAAAACTACATGCGATAGGTGCGGATTCCGAGCAAAGTATCCATCACAAATAGTTGTGTTTCATGTCAATGGAAATTTAGACGATGCTACAATCACAAATCTACGCAGCATTTGTCTGAATTGTGTTGTTGAGATAGATAAGGATGACTCGCCTTGGAAGCAGGGCGATCTTATGCGAGACTTTTAACGTTTAACTTATTAAGTGTACGTTGTAGTAATCCAATTTGTAAAATAACATCTTCAAAAGCGTGATGGCTGTTGCCTAATTTCTCGCGGTCTGGACTCATTTTATATACGGTACGAGCATCCATTACTTTATAATACTGCCACGGAATTGGCATACCGTAACTTTTAAATGCGTGTTCAATAATAGTCATGTCAAACGCAATACCGTTAGCCCAGATATATTCTGCATGCCACATTAAACCTTTGAGTTCTTCTAGTGCGTCTTTTAGCGGAACACGATCTGCTTCGCCAAACGCTTCTTCTTGTGCTTCAAAACTTTGTTTTGACCACCATTCAACAGTTAGATCATCAATGCTTCTATCGTCCTGACATTCAGTATCAATTCGACGATACATCGCATGTTTATCATAAATGGTTCCAGAAAATGGATCAAATGCACACGCTGCAATCGTAAGAATTACAGAGTCGGGTGCAGAGCCTAGGGTTTCTATGTCCAACATTAGTTGCATAGTTGTATTATAGTAGAGTGTTGAGTAGTTGTCAACCTTTACGTGCTTTATTCAAAGCACGAATCAGTCTGCTTGCTGTGTTGATTTTTTTAGAACGCTCGCTTCTGCGGGCTTGTTGTTTGTAAGTTTGTGCTCTTGTGCGCTTCATTTTTTCACGCTTGGCTACGTTAATTGGCTTGTCGCAATCCGAAACAGAAGGAACAATACGCCCTTTACGCTTACCAGAAGTACAACGCCATTTTAGTTTTGCTTTGCCGCCGCGTGTTGTAGTTTTAGAACGACTCCAAACCATTTCGTGTTCGTTAAGTTCTTTTACGCCAAACTTGTACAATGCGCTGTCTATCATTTCGATATCGGAGATAGTTCTAACCGACGCAGTTAATTGTAGCAGTTTATCCTTTAATTCTGGGTTCTTAATTGTTTGTATACGCTTTATTAAGTCGCGCATACGAATCAATATATCCGGTTCGCCCTTAGGAATAAATTCGCCTGCTCGCATTTAACCAATAACCCAAGTAAGTGGCTGAGAGCCATCTACATAGTTGCGCAAATCATCGATTAATGTTGCTTTTTCAGCCATACCTTCTTGCTTCATTTGAGAACCGTTTAGCGCAGAACCACCTTGCGGACCAGCAATTGAAGCAAACTTCTCACGTGCTTGGCCAATAATAACTTTAGCAGCAGCAGTTGTGTAATCTTTAATCCACTGTGAAGTTTGATAGTCTTGTAGTAATGTTACCTCAGGTTTGGCATTAAACACCCATAGTAGAATTTCTTCACCTGTGCCTTTTGGATCACGCACAACACGAAGTTCTTTTGTTACAGGGTTGAACGTGTAGTTCATAAACCCACCAAACATACGCATCGCAAGTTCAACATACTGCGAGTACATTTCAAAGGTGGCCAATCCACCTGCGTAAGTGTAGTTTAGAAGGTAGACGTTAAGAGTAGCCTGGCTAAATGGGTCAAAGCTACTACTATAAGGGCCAGTAGCATCCCCCAGAGTACGTCTGAAAATTTGACGGACATGTGTTACCTCTTGTGGTAGTGTATAAGTATCCTGCCCTTCCTGGAGTGTTAAAAACGCATAGCTCTCTTCCGTGCTAGCCTGCGATCGTTGTCTAAAAATACCAAGTGCTTCTTGATAAGCAATTTCATAATGCTCTGGATCAAGTTCAATGTCAATGATGCCATCGCCTAATCTTAGTCCTACGTATTTAAAGAGATCTTGCTTTAGAGAATCTAAACTCATATATCCTGTCCATCCTTATTACACTATTTAGTGTACTTTCAGGATGATCAGGTTCTCATTAAAGCGTCCATTTAATTTGGCTTCTACTGCTCGCACGTCTTTAAAGAACTTGCGGCTATTTGGCTTGCTCGCTTTCATGAGTTCTTTAAGTTGTTCGTCGGGCTTGCGTAGAGTCTTACTCACGCTCGCAATAGGATCAAACCCAATGATAGCATTGCTCTTTACATACAAACTACCTGCGTGTTGATCTGCTACATAATACTGTAGTTTGCGAGTTTTTGTATTGTATACAAACATTTCTTTAGCACCGAGGATCTTTACCGGCTTTTCTGACTTAATATCGCCAAATTCCTTTTGGTACTTGAGTTTTGCTACTACTTTTTCTGGCGGCACTGGTTTTTTGCGACGCGGAGTTTTAGCAACCTTCTTAAATTGTACATAACTCAATGCGTCAGCAATCACTTGTTCAGCAAATTTTACAAGGTTACGCAGTTCAATCTTGCCATAATTAGCATAGTACTCGGCAATTTCTTCGTCACCATCGTGCGCTGCTCGGAATTCATTGAGCTTTGCTTCCCACACATCGGTGATTACTGAAATATGCTGCGGCAGGATATTAGCCACTTTTAGTACACTAATAGCATCCTCGCCTTTAACCGGCTTACAACCGTTGAGAATAAAGTTGTCCAGTATCCCTTCTAGTTCCCCGGCGGCTTCATTTGCTTTTTCAAGCATACGATCCTGGATACTTGGTCCTTTAGGTTTAGTATCCTCTGATTCTTCTGTTTCTGCTACTTTTGGTTTGGTGTCTTTATGACGCGACACTTCGATTGAGATGCGCTCGCGCTCATTTTCGTTTAGTTCAAATCCTTGTGTACTCATGCGGCACAACCAAGCAGCAGTAAGATTCAAGTTACCGTCTGCTACGCCCTTGATTACTTTATAACTATCAGCGTTGCCTGCTGCTTTTAAGTATTCAAGCATCATTTCTTTAGCCTGCTTTTTATCGCAAGCGTAATTGTACCAGTTCAGTGCTGATACTAGCGCACCGGTGCGTTTTTCTTCCGCAGGTTGTGCTTCCCATGTAGGTTCAGAACCTACATACTTGGCTTCTGCTGCTGCTACTTTGATCTTATTGCTTTGTGGCTTACGAGCCATGTCTAACTCCTTGTTTGTTAGTATCTGCTTATTATAGAACCCTGATCCAATGCTGTCAACCTGGTCAAAGCGGATAAATACATAAAAATTTGCCGTGAGTTCATAAACTGTACTTATTGTGGTAAATTTACAACATATAAAGATTATTTAATATGCCAAGATTAAGTTTATGGTCTCCTGAAAAGCGAAACGATTACAAATATTTGGATCGAGTAATTTCCGAGCAATATACCGTTGGCGGTTTAGACATATATATTCACAAATATTTAGGTCCTAAAGTTTCAGGGGATTATTCTACAGAATCAAGTAATTACGATGTTACTCGTCCTGTATATTCAGAAACTAATCCGCTTTTTATCGAAGACTTATTCACTTTAGAAAATAGAGATCGTGATTATGATGAATCTATTTACAGATTAAGAGGTGTGTATAATGTTCAGGATATTGATTTTAATTTAAGTCAATTTGGATTATTCATTCAAAACGACACTATCTTTGTAACATTTCATTATAATGATATGATCGATACTGTAGGACGTAAATTAATGTCAGGCGATGTTATCGAAGTTCCTAATTTAAAAGACTTTCACCCGTTGGATCCTAATATTCCAATTGGTATGCCAAAGTTTTATGTTATTCAAGATGCGTCATTTGCTAGCGAAGGTTTTTCCAAAACTTGGATGCCTCACATTTGGCGTGTTAAAGCAGTTCCAATGGTGGGCGCACAAGAATACAAAGATATATTAGATGGCTACACTAACGAGAAGGGCAACGAAACTGGTGACCTAACCGATTACTTAACTACATACAATAAGAACAAAGACATTAATGACAAGATCCTTGCTCAGGCAGAAGTTGAAGTTCCGCTAGCAGGATATGATGTTAGTAAGTTCTACGTTGCTCCGTATGGCAGCGACGGTGAGCCAGAAGATGGCACTGGCATTAGTGCTGATAATTCATTATTAACAGCAGATCTGGGCGCAGTTAGAGCAGATCGTAGTTTAGTATCACCGACTTCAGATGGTTACTTAGTTGGTTACTTAACTGGCAACACAATGCCACCAAATGGTTTACCTGTAACACCAGGAGTTAGCTTCCCAGTTAACGCAAGAAGTGGTGATTATTGTTTACGTTTGGATTATCATCCGAATAGATTATTTAGATATGACGGAGCACGTTGGGTGAAAGTAGAAGACAATGTAAGAACTGAAATGACTTACTTAAACAATGACAATACTACGCAACGCAGTTCGTTTGTTAATAACAATGCTACAGTAGCTACAACCGATCGCGGCAATATTCCGAGCAAACAAAGCCTAAGCGATTTGCTTAGACCAGAGGCAGATAACTAATGGCACAAGTTGACTTCTTTTACGACGAACAATTACGCAGGTTCTTATTACAATTTACAAGAATTTTTTCTGGTTTTCAAGTAGAGTATGGTAAAGACGATTCTGGTAATCCAACATACTTAACTGTTCCTATTCGTTATGGCGATGCTTCTCGCCAAGCTCAGAACATTATTCAAGACAATAGTGCTAATAAGATGTTGTCAGCTCCAATGATGAGTTTTTATGTAAACGGCTTAAAATATGCCAGAGGACGAGTACAAGAACCGTATCATGTTGATACCCGCAGTTATCGTCAGCGTTCCTGGGATGCCGACACTGAAACATACGAAACAACACAAGGTAACGCATTTACAGTTAAACGTCACATGCCGGTTCCGTATGACGTAACTATTAAGTTAGATATTTGGACTACAAACACAAATCAAAAATGGCAATTGTTTGAACAAATTGCCCCAATGTTTAACCCATCGTTGGAAATTCAAAGCACAGACAATTACATTGACTGGACAAGTCTAAGCGTTATCGAGCTAAATGATATTAATTATAGTTCTCGCACAATTCCAGTTGGCACAGAAGAACCAATTGATATTATGACAATGACATTTACCTTGCCTGTGTGGATTAGCATGCCTGCTAAAGTTACTAAACTTGGCGTTATACATAAAGTTATTGCTAGTATGTACGATGCCGACGGTAATACTAATAGTATTTTAGAAAACGATGATTTGTTATTAGGTACTCGTCTACAGGTTACACCGCATGGATATCAGGTATTATTAATCGGTAATCAATTACAAGTATTAAAAGCAAGTGCTGTAGACGAAGCAAATACCAATTTGGGAAGTCTAAGTACACAAGATGACAGTAATGTACTGTGGCACGCCGTTGTTGAAGAATACGGTAAACTACGAGACGGGATTAGTCAAATTCGTTTGGAAAATAGTACAAATGACATTGAAATCGTAGGTACTGTTGCTTATCATCCAACAGATGACCGTATTATGTTGTTTACAGTAGATGAAGATACACTACCTGTTAATTCTTTATTACCAGTGACTGCTGTAATTGACCCACAACGTAGTGGTCCTGGCGCAGGATTAGCCGCGGCGGCAACAGGACAACGTTATTTGTTAACAGATAGTATTGGCTCAGCTGGCGACGAAGATATTAGCGACGGTTCAACCGTTGACCCAATGGCGTTAGCATGGAAAGGATTCAACACGCAAGGTGATGACTACGAATTAATTGCTAGCGCGAATGATATTGTTGAATATGATGGGCAGAAGTGGAATGTAGTATTTGACTCTAGTAATGCAGCAGTTACAGAATACGTTACTAACTTAAACACCGGATTACAATATAAGTGGGATGGTGTTCAGTGGGTTCGCAGTTATGAAGGATTATACACGGGGGGCCAGTGGTCACTGGTGATCTAAACGCAGTAGGTATTTGGTTTTACGCCTATAACACACAACGTTATTTGTACTTAATGCGTAATGATCCCAAACATCCTTATCATTGGGGGTTACCTGGCGGCAAAGTAGAAGAAAACGAAACACTATTAGATACTATTACACGCGAATGTTCTGAAGAAATGGGCTCTATGCCTGATTATATTAAATTAGTACCTATTGAACGTTTTACTGGCCCTAACAATCATTTCATATACCATACATTTTTTTGTTTAGTAGCAGATGAATTTATTCCAAAACTTAACGACGAACATTTAGGATATTCGTGGATTGACAAAGGTGTTATTCCAAAACCATTACACCCAGGTTTGTGGGCTACTATCAATATTGAGGATATCTATAACAAAATTGAAACTGTAGAAAATTTATACAGTTACGAAATATCACAGTAACTAACATATTCCATCAATGGCATAGTCTTTAAATTTCTATACGACAACCATTCTTTTGGAGTATTACCTTCGCTAATAACATGATAAAACTTAGTGTTTGAGTATGTTTTAAGAACTGGTATTAATGATTCGATCATTTTAGTGCGGCGTGTTAATCCATCTGCGCTATACTCATCGTATCCTAATAAGAACACTTCTCGATGTCCATCAAACGCCGCTAGATATGCTGCTACAGCTTCTTTGGTGCTTTTGTATGAATAAGGAATAATGAAGAATTCACCTGGAAACTTCACACATTGTGTAGTGCTAGTATACACAATAATATTTTCGGTTAAGTTAGTTTCAATCAGCTCTTGTAATTCGTCTGTGTTAAATGACACATGAAAATTAGCATGAAATTTTTTATATAAATCGCCTGTACTGTAAACGTTTAATGGTAGTGTATTTAACAGCCCGTGATATTTCATTAAACGTTCTAGTATAATTTTAGTCGACGAAATGCCGTTACTAACACAAGTAGCACGACCAGAAATTGATTTAACTTCAATTGGGTTATCAACAAACTCGCGTTCTTGTTGTTTGCGTCCATTAACGTATTTTACGCCGGTGATTACAAATTCACCTTCATACTCTGTTCTGTACTGTTCTTCAATCATCGTACACCAACAACTACTTCAATTATTCCTTCATCTTGTCCTGATTTATCTTCAAGTGCTTTACCAATGATAGAACCGGCCGGTGGATCGCGTAACTCTTCTCCCCACGCTATAGCACATCCTGGAGTGTTTGATGCTACCATTAAGTCTCCTTTACGTACTACGCCGACTACACGGCACGGAACACGTCCTGCTAGTGCTAATGCTACTACTGTGTCTCCAGTTAACTCTGAATTCATTAAGTGTGCTGGTTTGGTTGATACTACACCTGCTGTATTGCGAGAAGCAAATGTGTTAGCAATAGTAACTTCTGCTGCGCCACCAAATGCGATAACAGTACCAGCAGCATATGCTTCATCGGCCATGTAATTTTCAGCTAAGTCAGCATATTGTGCTGTAGTAGCTGTACCAGTAATAGTACCTGCTGAGAAGTTTCCTGAAATATCTCTATATACAATAGTACTTGCTGTATTGTCAGAAGTAGCATTTGACGTTACAGTAAACGTACCACCTTCGCTACTTACAGAACCGCTAATACCATTTCCTGAAGTTGCTCCTGCTGCTACATAATTACCAGTTGTATCAGTTCCTAATGCTACTGAATTAGCAGCAATAGTTGCTGTTAGTGTAGCATCTCCTAAGTTAGTTAGTGTACAACTACCAGATAAATCTCCCGCTAGTGTAATAGTTGGGTCATTTGTAGCAGTTGTAGCAATAGTTAAATTGCCAAGATTAGTAATAGTGCCTGACCCAGTGACTGCTCCAGTTAGTGTGACTGATTGAGAAATATTTGCGTTACTACCAGTATTGACGAGCATCTCAGCACCGCCGGCTGTTGTACCATCGTGCGCTCTCAACGCACCTGTTGTTGTGTTAAATGTTAATTCGCCAGCTGAACCAGTAAAAGCATCATTCTGTGCTGTTGTTCCGCGGCGTAGTTGTAATACTGTAGGCATTTCCCAATCCTTAATACGTTATCTATATTTATGCGCCTAAGTAGGCTTCACCGTCTGCGTAATCATATGTAATAATAGAGCCACCTGGATCCATGTTATCAAACAACACAGTTAGATCTACACCAAACGCATCTGTGCCACCGCTTTCAAACGGAGTTTCTTGAGCCGATTGTGCAGCATCGTAACTTAAATCGTAATTTCCACTTGCGCCAGGCCAGTCAGCATCAGCGCCAACTGGTGATCCATCTACATATAGTGTACCACTACTAATACTTAATGCTGCTCCGCCTACATAAATTGTAGATCCAGCAACGTGTAATTCAGAAAAGCGTAAGCTATTGGTACCTAAACTGTATGTTTCATTTGTTGCAGGGACTAAATTGCCAGCAATAGTAGTAGCGCCAAGTGTTTTGTTTGTTAGTGTTTGCGAACCAGTTAGTGTAGCAACTGTTGAGTCAATAGCAACACTGATTTGGTTGTTGCTTACTGTAGTGTCAATACCGGTGCCGCCAGCAAACGTTAATGTTTCACCAGTATTAAACGTATCTGGTGTGCCTGAATCAGCAGCAAGTGTTAGGCTTGAGGTTACTGTGCCCCAACTTAGTGTGCCTGACCCATCTGTTTTTAAGAATTGATTAGCACTACCATCTAAGGTTGGAAATGTTAGTGTGCTGTTTAAAATTAAACTAGACGCTTTTAATGCACCAATTTGTAATGGAGCATATCCAATTAGTGTTACATCACCAGACGTGCCACCTTGTTCGTTAGAACTAGCTAAGACAAATTGATCAGCTGATTCATCCCATAATAAAACTTGGTTAGTGTCGCCACCGCGTTCAAAAACAATGCCAATGTCTTTGTCATTGCTAATACCTGAACTAGCATTATTGTTTAAAACAATAATTGGGTCGTCAAACGCTGACGTAGTAGTTGATATCTGTGCAAGTTTTGGTCTAGTTAAGCCCATTGTATTCTTTACCTTTTTACATATTTATCTGGTTATGTGATTAGAAATTTTAGTCAAAAAGAAAGGGCGTTTCCGCCCTTTCTTTTTTGGTATTATAACCCTAAAGG